CACCACCTGCAAAACCTCCAGAGATAGAAGCTAACATGTCGTCAAAATCAAGAGCAGTAGATCTGTTCAAGAATAACATGTTTTCTTCAATAGCTCCTTGAGTATCTAAATTCTTTAGTATAGCATCAAAAGCGTCTAACCCAGCAGCAGCAGTAAAGCCTACTTCTACGTTACCTCTATCTTGGATAGCAGCAAATAAACCTTGAGTACCACCTTGAATAGCAGGTACAACACCAGCTGAATTAAGTTCACCTTCAACCATTGCCATTTCTAAGTAATCTTCAAATCTAAGTCTTGTTTCAGACTCAGCTTTTAAATACCATAAGTATCCACCAGTTCCATCTTCAGTAGCAACTTCTACCCAACCGATCTGAGCAGTGTCAGAACCGTTAACAGTGTATTGGCTTCTAATGATTATTGGAGAATTTACAAACGTACTGAATGCAGGGTCCACAGTCACCATAGGATTAGCATTTTGATCAATAACGTTTGCTCCAGCTACAGCGTTAACAGTAGAGCTTCCTTTTTGGAAATCAGAACCATAAACAAATATCTTTACTGTTCCAGTTAAACCATTTAAGTTAGCTACAGTATAAGGTTGAATTGTTAATTGCCCTGGGTTACCAGCAGCACCAGCAGCGCCTGTGTCAGAAGCAGTTACTAAACATTTTGCTTCACCACCGAAATCATCCATTACAACGATCGTTGCGCCTGGAGAGATTACGTTTAATATTGGCACAGCAGCACCAGCAGCTGTAACAGGTATTGTTAGTACTAGACCACCACCACTTATTACTACGTTTTCGTAAGAGATGTGTAATCTGTTTTGTTCAGACCAAATTACTTGATCAGATGTCATTGGCATTTCTGCGCCAACCATTCTTAAGAAACCAGATAAAGTTCTGTTTCCATATCTTTCTACTTCTGCTTCGTAAAGCTCTGGTAAATATTGTTGTGAAAAATTCACACCATTTGCTCCAGCGAAGTTTAAGTAGTTACTAGCCAACGTTTGTTGACTTTGACTTGGTGTAATATCACCAAATTGAGGACTTAAAGCCATAATTTAAAATTTTTTTTTAGTTAAACTTTTTTCTTTTAATTTTTAATTTTGTTGAGTCTAATCCACTAATAGCTTTTACTTTTAATCCGTTTATAAAAACGTTTCCATCGGCAACTTGCCTAGGTCCGTCTTGTGATGGGTTCTTGGAAGTTTGAATAATGTCTTTAACACCATCCGCTTTTCCTTGCTCGTAAAAATGATGAGCGATTTTATCAGCATTCATAGCAGCATACATAGCTTTATGGTAACCCGCTGGATCGGTTAAACTACCTTCTTCATTAGTATATTTACTAACAAAGTTTTGTACGTCAACCTGCGTTTCACCCACTTTACTAGGATCTTTAATGCCGTATCTAAATTTCTTATCACCAACATTGAAGTCAAAACCTTTGAATTCGTTGCTGAAAAGCTTTTTTGTACGATCTCTAAAATCACCGTGTAATCGTGTTGCAGTTTCTTGTTGCTGCTTGTATTGGTCGTAAAAACTAATTGCTTCTTGTTGTTCTTGAGTAACGCCCGGTCTCAACTTGATCTCGTCGTAATATTTACTTTTTGAACTTTCAAGAAATTGTTTAGCATTTGCAACCTCTTCCTTAAACGCAAGTTTTTTCTTGCGTATATCTCTAGGCTCGTCTACATCTTCATCAAACTCAAAATTATCTTCCATTAAGAAGCTAATCTCTTCTTGATCTAAATGAGGTTTTGCCTTTGTATAGTATTCTCTTAAAACATCTTTAGGACTGTAATCACTGTAGTCTTTGTTTAAAGCTACATAATCTTGTACAGTTCCACCAGTTTCTTCCATAAATGAAACTAGCTTTTCTATGTTTTCTGGTAAAGGTTTGCCTAAGACTTTTTCATCTCTTTTAGCTTCTGCAACATCTTGTGTTATCTCCTTTACCTCTTCTTCTGTTATTTCTTGGATTGGTGTAATTTCTTCAATAACCTTGCTGGACTCTGGTATTTGTTTGTCCACTTTAGTGCTATCTCCGGTTTGTTCGCCCACATCCACTGTCTCTGTTTCTCCGATTTGAATGGCATCGTCTTCTTCTTTTAATGCATCTTTAGGAATTGTGACTTTTGTAACCTCAGGCGTAACTTCACCCTGAGCTTCTGGTTTAGTAAGATCTACTTTTATTAAGTTATCTTTACCTTGATTTCCTAAATTTTTAGGTTTCTTTTTTTTGATTTTAAACTCACCTTCTTGCTTGACAGGTTCGTTTACTTTTGTTTCTTCTGACATGATAAAATATTATATAATTATTAAATGTTAACTAGGCGGCATCATATTTTGTAAACCAAACGTGCCTAGTTGCGATGAGTCTGTTCCTTCGAAATCTACAGGAGCAGAATCATTTTGTCGTTGATTTATTAATTGACTTTGTTGAGTTCCTTGTAGTTTAACTCTTTTGTCTTTTCTATCTTCTATTTCTTTTTCTTTTTCACTTTCAACACCTAGTTTTATTTGAGCTAGTTGTTTTTGGTATTCAAACTCTTGAGCCATTAATTGTTGCTTAACGGTTAACTCTGTTTGCATACGTTGTATTTCAAACTGAGACTTAGCTTGTTCAACTTGAACTTTAGACTCTGTCATAGCTTGATTCTTTTGAACCTCAGCCATAGCAGCAGCTTCAGAGGCTTTAGCATTTGCCTGCGCTTGTGCATCAATCATTTGCTTTTGTTGAGCTTGATCTCTTTTTATTTTCTTTTTTCTTTTTTGTTTCAGTAGTTGATTAGCTAGCTTTAGATTTTTTATCTGTCTAATATCTATAGCATCTTCAAGATCAATACCGTTATTTTTTAAAGCTATTTGTATGTTTTGCTCTAACTGAGCTCTTTCTTCTTCATCAGGTTCTAACTCTAAATATATACCGAAGTCATGTAAATTTAAATTAGATATTTCACCTAATGTTTGAGCATTATAAAGAGATATGCTTTCAATTAAAGCGTTTTTTGTTAAAGGGAAAGATAATACGTCTGCTATTTTTAAAGATATGTTTTCACATATTCTAAGAGCTAAATATAAGCTAGCTTGATTAATATGTTTAGTTGCTATATTGGATTGATTAGCGGCCATTTTAGCTATACCTACTAACGAATCTTTATCTTGTATACTACCATCTCTAGCTTCATTTAATCCCGTGACATCACGTATCATCTGTAAATAATAGTTATAAGTCTGTATAAGACTTTGTAATTTAGCACCGCTAGCTGATGATGTTAATTCTTGAATAGGTACTTTACCTCTATTTAATTCACCATCTTGCGTTAATGATCTACCAACAATACTACCAGTTTGAAAATACATATTTAATGCTTCTGCTGGATTATAGTTTGTGCCGTTGCCTAAATCAACTTCTGCTAAACCGTCCATATCTAAAAACACACCATCTGGTACCATCCTAGACAATACTTGTTGCATTTTTAAATGAGTTATTTGAATCATATCAGCAAAACCAGTTATTTTACTAACTAAAGATTCTATTCTACCCTTATACATTCTAGGTGCACATAAAGCATAATTCATTTCAACTTTAGTACTATCTGAAGCTGGTCTTGTCATGTTTTCAGCTAATTCCCATTTTAACATAGTATTAGTGCCTAAGACTTTAGCGCCGCTGTATAGTACTTCAATACTTCTTGAAACTCTATCATAAGTATCTGCTGGCGGTGGATTAAATTCATCCGTTTTTTGAATAACTTTTTCTAAACCATTATCTGTTTGTTTTAATTTAAAAACCTGGTTCATGTAAGTTTTATATTCAAAATATAATATCTGAACAGTGTTAGCATCATAATTACCCCAACCTGTTATATACTGCCTGTTTCCAGGCATTTTTTGTATTTTCTCTAGCTCTTCTTCACTAATTTGCGGAAATTGTTTTTTAAGTTCCGGTATAGTTATAGACTTAACTTCACCAACATAGTATATGTCTTCAAAGTTAGGATCTTCTGTATAAGAGTATATAACATGAGCTGGATCAACGTAATCTATTGTTACTCCATTAGATTTATTAAAGTTTGTTTTAGCACAAGCTATTCCACATACCACTAAATCTTCATTAATTCTACGTTTAGTTAACTCCCATCTATTTTTAGCTAGTGTTGTTGATATAGCTTCTTCTTCTGCTATTTCAATTGACTGCTTATAGCTTAGCTGCATGTGCAGCTCTAATTCTTCTTTTGTTTCAGGTAGTAACGGTGGTGGTATATTAGACTGAGAAGCATCAATACCCAATGTTTGTTGGGCTAAAGCTATTTGCTCTCTAGCGAACATATCTTCAGCAATAGCTGTTGCGTAGTTGGTTCTTTTTTTAACCGACTCAGGATCTTGTGAAAAAGCTTTTATATCAAACTCTTTTTGTGATATACCGTTTACAACTATATTTACAAACTTAGATATAACTGGTACTGGTTTCCAGTCTAAATTTAAATAAGACAAATCACCGTTTATTGACAATTCATCTTTATATTTCTGTGTAGGCTGCTCGCCTCTAGCATATAGTCTTAGACTGTGAAAGTTATTCCAACTCGTTAAGTATCTATTACCGTTAGTTCTTCCTTGGTCAAACCATTCAGTTTCAATAGCGGAAGCTACTTGAGATCCATACTCCCATGAAGCTTTTTCCGCGTCCGGTACTACCTGACTTGGAAAAGCGCTATTTGAATTAGTATATATTTTCATCTATTCGATTATTTTTGACAATGTACCTTTGTTGTTATATTTTTTAAAACCTAAATCATAAACTTTTCTTTGAATAACGGGATTTGGTCTATATTTATTTTTATTGCAAGCCATTATAGCTAAACCTGAGCTTATAGAAGCATCATGAGATGTTCTATTGTTTATATTAAACTTAGCCCAATCTTCTAATGTTCTTTGAAAATAAACATCACCGTAATCGCCATTTTCTTTTAAACCTACATATTCTTCTATATATGACTCTATAGCCGCAGCGTGTGCTTGTTTAATATCTTCACTTGAATTAGGTATTCCGCCTATCTCCCTTTCTGTTGTAGAAAGCTTATTATATTTTTTATCTGGCCTGTTCATTGAATAACCTCTATAACCTCTTCTTTTAAAATAATATAAAAGTCTTGGTTTGTTATTCTCTGCTAGTATTGGCATACCATAAAAAACGCAAGCCATTAATACATCTTCAAAAAATATCTCAGCTGTCTGCGGACGAGCGATGTATTCTAAGAAAAAATGATTAGGTGGAACGTTCTCCATACTAAACTTAGTTAAACCTGTTAAAGCACCATTAGAACCTCTTCTGTCAACAGTACCTGATATGTCATAACTATCACAACCAAAAGCTCCAGTATGTTCGTTACCTGGCCATTTTAATCCATTCTTAATTACAACTCTGTTTTGCATTTCAATAGGTGGTGTCCAAGATAAAAAAAACCTACCTTGTTTGCTTGGCATAAATAATACCTTAGTATCTTTTACACCATTTACCCATTGAAAATTTCCTTGAGTTATTATTCCGCTGTTTTTTAAATCAGCATTCCAATCTATTTGTTGGTATATCTTAGTTAGATTAAATAAAGATGATTTAGCCTCATCTCTAAAAGCA